TATTACATTAGCTGTGATACCAAAAATAGTATTAACATCAATACCCGGTCTATATGTAATTTGAGTGATTGCGCCTGATTCCGATACAGCTGTAACATCAGCAAATGTAAAATATGAACTTGTATTGCCAACTACAACTTGATCGTTAATAGTATATCCAGTACCAGCGTTAGTGATAATATATGATGGTGGTAAAGTTGACACAACACTAGCAACATCAGCAATTGCTCCTGGTGCATTTTTTATAATAATATTAGTATTTGGATATAACGTGTATCCAAATCCACCATTTGTCACATTAATATTTTGGATAGAACCTGTTGTTGTTTTTCCTACTTCTGCTGTTGCGCCTATTGGATTTACAGTTGTTTCATTTAATCCATCATAAACTATAACTGGATCACCAGGTTTATATAGTAGTCCACGATTTTTTGGATTAATATTAATTTGGCTAATCTGACCAACTAATTTAGCTCTTAGTGGATTACCATTTATCAGAACATCTTGATTATTACCATATAAAATTCTTACTATTTCTCCAGATTGGAATAATCGTTCAATGTTAGAAATGAAAATTTCAGTTTTATTTCCAGCCAAAACGCTATTTTCTATAATAGCAAACGATTTAGATGTTTCGCCAAATATTTTTAAATTTTGAATATCTAAGAAATTAGGATCTGTAGTTGCTAATTTTAAACTTTGAGGAACATACCAAATACCATCTGATGCTCGTAACACTGCATCTTTAGTTGCAAAAACATCAAAATCTGAGTTGAATAATACACGAAATAAGAATTTATATGATGATAAAGTTCCTTTTGATTTGTATAATTCTCGTGCAATTTTTACTGCTAACGATTTATCAACTAACGCATCTTCTGGAAAATGTTGCAGAAAATCATTAGTAAAATATTTAATAAAATCATTAGAGGTGTTATCAATATCAATATAATTTAATATATTTTTAGTGCCGTTTAATGCTCCACCATTTTGCTCCATCCATTCATAATATGCTTGTAGAAACAATACAAAATTATTGTATGTTGGATCACTTTTAATATATTCTGGTAATTGAGATTGTATTAATAGTGATAAATTTTGACTATTATTCATCGATTATCCTTTAGCAATAACATTAACAGTAATTGCATTTTGATCAAATGGATCTAAAGTTATAATTGAATTGTATGTTGACGAGAAAATAGTAGATTCCGGTTTAACAATTATTGTCAATTGTCCTAACGGATCATCTACAGAAACAGGATTAAAGCTATCTAAAGATACGATGCCAGAAGTGTAATCGATTGTGCCAACTGATGTTGAGTAAATTGTTTTACCATTTACTGTGTTGTTGTAATATAATCGTAGTGTTCCATATCTACCCTCTAACTGAGCAACGCCTACTGCCAGTTTACCTGTAGTATCGTTAGCAGCTGGAGTGATAGTTACAACAGCACTAGTATACCCAGAACCTTTGGTTAAAACATCGATAGATTTTATAGATCCGGTTGATGATAAGACAGCAACAGCAGTTGCACCCGTACCATCTCCGGTTATAGTAACAGTTGGCGCACTTTGATATCCAAAACCAGGATTTAGAATCGCAATAGATTCAACACCAACAGTTTCGGATGGAACTTCTTCAATTGAGATTCCATCAATTAATGTAGATAAATTAATCTTATCTCTAAATTGTAGACCAGGATAACTACTTACGCCATCGGAAAACAATCCTTTCTGGAGTGGTGTTCTATAATAAAATTTATAAGATGTTGGAACAGATAAAATTGGATAAAATTTCTTTTGTAATTTAACAGATACTTCATTTGTTATAATAGATGGATCTGCATTTTTTATTATAGAATTTAATTCAGAAACCATAAACGTTGAATTAAATGTGTTGAGTGTAGAATCTCCAAATGCTTGAACTAGAGTTTTAACAGCAGTTTGTATTTGTTGTGCTGTTAGTGTTGTTAGTTTAGGATTGTACAACACATCAATATCTAATTTAACATATGTGTAATCTGGATCAACAATCGTTGGTTGAACAGTCATCACGCTGATGGGTTTAATAACTTCTGTTACCAATCTAGTTTTTTGAGTATCAGTTAAAACGTATCCACCAGTGGGTTTCATACAAACGAATACTTGACCGTATACTGGAGAATCATTTTCTTCACCTCCCCAGACGTTAACAGCATCAAATGAGTATCCGAATTTATTTTGTTGTATTGCTGTAATATAATCTTCTTTTGTTACAGCTCGACCTTGAGCTGAAAATGCTTTTGGTGCCTGATATTTGATAGAATCGATAGTTTCTCGTTCTATACCCCCAGTTGCTGCGATTGTGCTTGTTATAACACAATTGCTATAATTTGATAAATTGTCAACTAATGTGAATTTTTTAACTCCATTGACTGCTGAAGCTTTAGTTGAGATGTATTCTACTATAACAACATTAGATGTTATTAGTGATTTACCTAAAATTCCATCTCCAAAGTATAATTCATAATATCCATCCATAGACTCTTGAATAAAATAAACTTTTGTTGTTGGATCTAGTGTTAGATACGATTCTGCGCCATTATAAACATCGAACGCTGTCTCTTGAGCATTCTGATATACTCTAACTCTTAGTGTTGATAAATCAACACTCGAATCTGGAATTTTAAATATAGTTTTCGGATTTGTAGTTGTATCTACTGTAAATGTATAAGATAGTGGTTGACCTTGAACTAATACTACATTAGTAAACGTAGCAGTATTGTTTGATACAGTAGCTGTTACAGAATCTTGTGTTACAAATGGATAATTTACTCCTTCAACTGATTCAGAATAAAATTTTGTGTATTTTGGAATAGTGAATGATGATGCATTTTGGACACCATTGAATACAATATTAGCTGTAGCTTTAGAGCAAATAGCAGATCTGGGAGTGTAATTCATCAATTTAGCATGTGACACCACGGAACTACGTTTTAGTGCTGTATCTAAAAACATTTCATTACTAACCATATTTAAATAGAATGAGTTGTAATGGGTGTTATATGCTAATATGTCTAATACTGTAGATATGGTAGAGCCTTCAAAGTTATAATCTTTGAATTGTGGTTTATCGCTCAAATAAGACTTTAAAGAGTTTTTTATAGTATCAAAGTCTAATTCAGATATGTTAATGCTAGAATTGGCTGTTGCCATTTACTCCCCCTACAAATATATTTCTAATTATTTATAATATTTATCGTAAACGATATAATAAAAATGCTACCATAAATGGTGTAACTAGATTGTCAATATAACATTGAATATTAACTGAGTATGCATTATTATCATAATCTGGTATAACAGTCAATTCTTTTATAGTTGCTCTAGGTTCATAATTTTTAATAGTGTTTGTTATCTCTTTCATTAATGTTGCAGATACAAATGGCGACAGTGGTTCAAATAATAATTTCCTAATATTAGATCCATACATTGCTTTAAACGGTTTTTCATAGTGATTGGTCATTAATAAATTCTTGATTGATCTAATAACAGCAACAGAATCTTTTACGACCATCAAATCACCAGTGATTGGATGTGGTTTAAAAGTTAAATCCAAATCTGAATATATTGAATTATCCATTTTTAATAATTACCTCTGGTCCTTTAATAGTTGTAATATCTGTGCTAGTCTGATCAAATGTTCCAGTAACATCGACAACTGAACCTGAACCAATTGTTGTTTTTGAATTTCCTGTGATATTAGTTTCAACATTTCCACCAACATCTATTTTCCAATTACCGCCAACATTAAGATTAAAATCTTTAGCAACTTTTAAATCGCAATCATGTTGCACAAAAACTTTAGCATTGCCCTGAACTGTTATATAACAATTACCCATAACATAAACGCGATCATCTGCCATAATGATGGTATATTTATCTTTCACAACTTTTTCTACAACTGAACCATCTGGATGATATTCTTCAAATGAACCTGATCTATGGTATAAATGCAATCTTTCTGCTCCCGGAGTATCATCAAATTCTTGTATGTGTCCAGATTCTGTGCTGCTTACTTGGTTGTATGGATATTGTGCATCATACGGTGTTTGTGGTTCAGTCCATTTATCTCCAACTGCATCAGTTACTGTGACAATAGAATCACGTTTTGTTTTTACGATAGTCTTGTCGATACTTTCATGTCTACCCAATCTATCAATAGTGGGTTCATTTAAAATTTCAGGATAATGTGATGCTGTGTCATTATCTGTAATTCTAGCGCCAAATCCATCTGTTTTATAATCAATACTTTTAGGTTTACGGGGTGAAATTTGTAATTCTTGCTCACTACGTTGGTCAGAGAATCCAATACCTGGAACAGCTTCATCTTCAGGGATACCATGAAACATTCCGAATATGATTGGAAATTGTGCAGCATCACCATCCATAAAAAATCCAATTACCATATCACCATCTTTCAAGGTCGATGGTGTGCAAAATGTATTGTTCACTGGAAATAGTGGTTGCGCCCACGGTAGAGATTCGGTTGGCACAGATGTTAGTTCTTTTGCATGTAATCCTTTAATCCTAACTTGACATCTACCCAAGTTAAGTGGATCTTTACGGTTTTCTACAACACCAATCCACCAAATAAAACCATCATGTCCTAAGAAATTGTTTCTACGAGTGTTATTAAATTCCATTATACTACTCATCGCATAGATCCCCAACCACTAGCAGAATTATTATATGACGCATATTGTGATGGAAAAGATTCTTTACAAATTTCCAATACAGTTACAAATCTATTTTCCTGATTGAAAAGATGCCTAACTGCAGTTACAAGATATTTTCCTGAATAATATTCGTCATTCTTTTTCTTTTTAGAAGAATCATTATATACAATTTCTGGTAAATTAAATTGTATAACTCTTCCAATAGTCATATACACATCACCCGGAATCATTATTTTCATACGATTCATACAAAATAAAGCCAATTGAGCTGTACGATACGGTACATTAGTTTCTATTCTATTTTCATTGATGTTTAATTGTTTATTTTTAATATATTTATTTTCACTTTGCCCTGTACTAGAAATACAAAATTTAACTACACCTGGTGTTTTATCTACAGTATCACCAAATCGATTTTGGTCTGATATTGGCATTGGATGTTGATTTAACGAACTAGCTTGTTTTATATATTTTGTATAATTAAAATCAGATTCACCTAATTTTAATCTTAGTGGATCAACTGTATGCATTTTATTTGCAAATACTCCACTTTTAATTGCGGTTGTTAGATTGAAATTTGTTATATGTTCATATTTAATAACATTTTTAGTTTCAGCATCTATATCTGTTACCAATCCATTTTTCTGAGAACGTAATCCTTTCGCACTATATTCATATGTATTATACACATTATTCTGGAATAAATTTAAAGCAGATTTAAAATTAAACCCA